TCAGAACCGACGCCGAGAGTGAGTGTTTTTGCTGAGTGCTCGGCTCACGCTGCTGTTCGGATTACCCAAGCTGGCAGCCACTGCGTTGACCGCTTCCTTAACGATCAGCACTCTTTCCCCTGCCGGCGTAGTGCTCTCCTCAAAAGTGAGTGGCTTGCTGGTGTGGGTCTGAATATTCAGCTTCAATTCGCCGGTGCTGGCGCCAGATGACAGACTGGCAATGTTTCCGGTTACCTTATCCCCACCGACATAGCCACCTTCGGCAAAGCCGCCCATCTGATCCAGCCTGCGCAGATTATCCAGTCCTATTTCCCGCACCCTCTGGGCATTGAACACATATTCCCCAGCATGTACCACCCCAGCGGGCGAATATTTGCCGCCAGGACCTGTAAACCCGCCCTCAGCGAACCCTTTGCCGAACAGCATGGGTAGCATGGTAACAACCGCCATGAGGCCAGCCAGACCGGCTACAGAGGCCCCGCCGAAGGTAGCCACCGAGGCCGTAGCTGCAGCAGGCGCCATAGCCGATGTAACCGCCGCACCGGTCGCTGTGGCTTCTGCCGTGCTGGCGGTATTAATAGCAGTACCAAGGGCCTTCTGAGCGAGCATCTGAATGCCCATTTTTGATAATGCTCGCACTACATCCACCCCGATCGATTTAGCCATATCTTCGAATGAGGCCTTTGTCTCGTTGCCATAGAAGAGCATTTGCCCCAGGGTGTCGCCTGCGCTATCAGAAAGACTGGCAAAGGAAGACCCGAGCGAATCCGCTATCGCTTCCTGGGTGCTTTTGAATCCATCGCTATATTTACCAAGAATGACCTGCATCATGTCCTGAGACGAACCCATTCCGCGGCTGATGCGTTCCTCGGCACCTTCCATGTTCAATTTGTTGAGTCGGGATGTATAGGCATCAAGGGACAGCGCCCCGGCTTGCCAGGCCATCCCCAACGCCTGGGCGTCCTTCAAGTGCTCTTTCATGAGCTTATCGCCGGTGATTTCCTCCAGGCGATCCAAGGTTTCATGATATTCCTGGGCCTTGTCCACCTGATCGGCCAGTGCCTTCATTTCTTCTTGCTGGGCTGCCGACAGCTTTTCCCAATTGCCAAGCTTCAACTCGGCGTTGATTTTCTCCAGTTCAGTTTCAGTGCCGAGCATGGCAATGCGCTCTCGCTGGTTCTTCATCCAGTCGAGAAATTGTTTCTGTTCCCGGTCGTAAGCTTTTTCCGCATCGGATTTGCCAGTACGGCCTTTTCGCCCCTTTCCGCCGCCGCCCGTAGCAGTGTCCCCGCCTCGTGTGCCGGTGTCGATATCCCTCAACTTCTCGTCGGCCTTGTAATATTCGTCGGCCAGTTTGATGTTTTCGCGGATAGCCGCGCCCAATTGGCGGGCGACCCTCGCATCGTCTCCGAATGTAAACCGCTTCATTCCATCTTCGAAGGCTTTGTTCTGCGCGGCGGTTGTATCTATAAAATCCTTATATACCGCCTTGTAGTCATCGAGTGGCTTTAAGCTTATGCCAATGGTTTTGCCGAAAACCTCTACACTGCCCAGTTGGTTGAGAGCCTTGATGACCTCGTTAATGGTAGACGTTGCCTTTTCTTTAAGGAATTCAAAACCATTATTGAAGGCTATTTTGAGGTTATCGGCGACCGCAGTAGTGGCGGCCTTGATCGATTGGTAAGTTCCATAAAAGAAATTTGCAAACCACTGCAACTCGGAAATAGTGTTTTCTACGAAGTCGGCAAAGCCTCGCTCCATGACCGCAGCTGTCGCATCTGTCTCATTTCCGAGTGCAGGCAGACCATCAGTGATGTTTGCCCAAAAACCATTTATTTCGCCGGCTACACGCTCATATTGATCTGCCAGCCAGTCAATATCAGCCACTAATTCATCGATTTTCTCAGTCTGGTCCTCTACATACCCGGTAATCGAGTTCATCATATTGCCGAATGCCACAGACCCGCCCAGTTCCGTGTCCAGCATGCCGATATATCGCTCAAGAGCGTTATTCAGGCGTTGCTGGTTCTGTGAAGCGGTCAAAGTAATGTTACTGAACTGTGTATCAATGAACCCAGCCGCTTTTTGCAAGGCCGCCACAACCGCATCGCCGGTCAGCTTGCCCTGCTTTCCCATTTCCTTCAGTGCGCCGACGGGGACGCCCAAACCCTTGGCAATAGCCAGAGCAAGCCCCGGCGTCTGCTCTAGGATCGAGTTCAGTTCTTCGCCGCCCAGCCGCTGGGAAGCTAGAGCCTGACCGAACTGCATCAGGCCAGCCGCAGCAGATTCAGCGGAAGTACCCGAAATGGCTACTGATTTCGATACGGTGTCAGTGATTTTCGCTACATCCTGCAGCGACAGGCCATAAGTCGTGGCGTTTTTTGCTATCCGACTGTAGACCTCAGATGTACCGGCCAGTGCCTGCCCCGTTTGCTGAGAAATGGCGTAGATATCTTTACTGGCCTGGGCCAGGTCTTGATTCGTTGCCGTTACCAACTTCAACCGGTTATTCAGTTCCGTCCAAGCCTGGGCGTATTGAGCAACCTGGCGCACAGAGAGGAATGCGGCGGCAGGTCCCGCCAAACGAACCAATTCTGCATGCGTATTGCGAATGCCGATGGTCAATTTCTTTGAAAACTCATTAGCCTTAATGTTGGCCCGTCGCATCGACTTCTCAAAGCCTCCAATATTGCCGATCAGATCAATACTTAAAACTCCAACAGTATGTGCTGCCATGGGTTTCTCCTAAAATAAATGAAAGGACTTTCGTTTGTGAAAATAAGGCATCAGCGCTTTGGCGGCCTCCAGACGCATGCGTATATCATTTGTAGGATCATTCATAACCGTGAGCAGGAACTGCCTTGAATCTTCTGTGAATGGGTACGAGCGCAATGCGATAGGCTTCCTAGGACGTCCTGCCCCGGGTCTTGCGCCGCCTGATCGTCCTTTTTTGCCAGTCATTTGGTTAACCGATTTGTTGATTTATTTGAAAAAGTGAAAATTTTCCGCGCGTGTGGGTACCGTGTGGGTTCCCCCATCGAGTCGATTTTCATCAAAATCATGCCCCCCCCTGATCATCGACCGAGCCTCACCGACCCCTCGCCGGGCTTGTGGGTGATAAGCCGCACCGCGCCAACGGAATCATGTGATACGGTCACATAGTCCGATCCATAGCTCTTGACGCCTGTGATCTGAGCAGACGCTAGGCACGGCACAGATACCGCACTGAGTTCGAGCCATTCCCACGACCGCACCTTGATCCCACGGCTATTGGTAATTGGCTCTGACTCCAGCACACGAAAGCCGATCGATACAGCTTTTCGCAATCCTGTTTTCACAAGTGACCAGGCATAGTCAGTCAGCCTCTTGAGCTCGCCATCTTCTTCCACCCGGGGGATATGTGCCCAGAATCGAATACCACTATCTGTCACTTCCACCCGGTCAACCTGTCCAACGGCCTTGGAGTGGTCATGATCCAATAGGAAGGGCAGAGGCAGTTTGTAGACAGCACCACGCGGGAGGACAATATCCCCGACACGGTCCTGTTCCGCGCGCGTTGCCCAGCCTTCCACAACGCGCTGCTCGCCGTCTATAGCCTTTACATTCAGAGTAACGAAAGCCTTATTCATTGAATGCCCCCTGAAGCTCTTTTAATACCATCCGGACAGCCTTCACTGACTCCAAGAAACCCGACAGTGTGATGAGAACACTGGTTCTTGTGGTGTCGCGCTCGTGTTCTGGGATGAAGGGCGCCATAGCAATGTTGTATTGCCCATTGGTCAACGTAACCAATACCTTTGTCTTATTGGGAAATTCGTCATCATCACTTAACTGAACATCGTGTATGCCGACGGGTGCCCCTTCATTGGCTACCTGCATCAGCCAGGCGAATATCGGTTTTATTTCGTTCGTATCAATCATGGCTAATCTCCAGTTGTCGTTCAAGTTCACGTACACGTTGCACCATTTTGCGAAGGCGCTCGTCCCTGCTTTTAAATCCATCACCAACAAGTTCATTCATCTGATTTTCCAAAGCGTCAATCCTGCGTGACAATTTGGACTCCGCCTTATTGATCTGCTCGCCTACAGCCGTGCCGAAATCCACCGGATCGAATGAAATTTCTGACTTAGCCATAGTTCGCTCCTTCGATCACAATCACAGATCCAGCCTGGCGGACGTTGCGCCAAGCAGTGGTAATCTGGCCCTGGAAACCCAGGCTATTGGTTTGGAACATGGAAACAAGCTGCGGCGTGTCATTTTCTGGGTCGGTCACCATATTGATCATGGCTTCTCCGCTTTTGCGCAAGCGAGCTGATTCATCTCCGCTGACCTGGATGGCGCTCTGATCCAGTAAAGTGACTATGCTTCCGTTTGAATCATTTGGCACCGCCTCTGATGTGATAGCGGGGATGCCGATAATCTCGCCGCCTAACACAGTCAGTTTGTTGAATGGTTCTCCCCGAAGTGCCAGATTGGCCGCTACATCAGGATGCATTACCCAAGCTGCACTGAGCAGCGAGCCGTTGTATGCCGCGATCGCATCTTTGAAATCAGCGACGGGGTCAGTAGTAGCCGGAATCGAAATTGCGTTATTAGTGATTGACGCCGGTTTTTCTTCAGGGATGCCGTCATTGGCAGGATCAATAAAGGCGCTATCGACGCCGGCAACGAGGGCATGAGCGAGGTCTCCAGAAATCCATTCCTCGGACATATCGAACCTGACACTTTCTTTTGAAGCAACAATGATCGCGCCCAGTTTGTATGGCCGCAACCCGGCCAATCGTTGAGTGGTCGGCAAAGTAATCGGAGTGGCCCCTTGCTCTCGTACCCAGTATGTCCCGGCACGCGACAATTGCTGCAATGTGATTAAGGCAAAAGGAACCTTACGGACCTTGGGAAGCTTGCCTAAAATGGACTGGGGATAAACAAGGCTGACAAAGTCGCGCTGTACTTGCCGTGCTGAATAGCCCTCGTCGTCGGTGGTAATGGCGCCAAGAGCATCTTTCAGCACGTCGGCGCCCAGCCAGTTTGAGGAAATGGCATACTCTTGAGCGGCGAATGGATCACCGTCGCAAACTGCCAATGACTTCAGAAACCGTCCGGACTGAAGGCCGGTCCTGATCTTTTGATCTGACATTTCGAACTCCTATAAAAATCGTTCTGGAGTTCAGTCTACATTTCAGCATTTCATCGGGTATCTGACTTCAAATTGCGTAGGCGGGAGACAGACCCAGGCGAGTTTGGCAGCCGTCCGAATGCCTTCAATTGGGAGTACAGACCCACCAAATTCTCCGGGCAAGGCTGCTTGCCATGGAATACCGCCTCTGCCTTCCCATCGCTGCCACACTCGTTTGCAAAGCGCAGAATCAGGTTGTTCCGCTGGGTTTGTTGCTTCCAGTTCGCGTATGTCTGCCTGGAGCCACGTGGGGGCCTGATGCCGAGCGTTTCATCAAGGGACTGATCGTTGTTCAATGCTTTCAAAATGTTATCCCCAAGCCAGGTATATGTCTTTTGATTCGGACCGGTTTGAGCCAGTAGCAAACCAGCACATCGGGCAAGTTCCTGACACCGCTCCAGATGATTCAGTTTTGAAGGACATACCAGCAGATGCCCAAATGGATTTCTTACCCGCTTATCCATGAGCGCCCCCTTTTTTCCGAAATGGGAAATAAATTCTGTATGGATATTTGGGTAAAGTAGTCGGGCCGTTTTGAATTGAATGGGGCCAAATTTGACCCATCCGCCACTTAAAGCAATAAGTAGAACTGCAAGATTTATCTATTGCAGATGGTATATCTAGAAGGTGTACGGAAATCGGTCCTAAGAAATTGCAATTTTGCCTTCCATAGGTACGGTTTTCGGTCCTATGATTGAGTTCTCTTGTACGAATTTCGGTCCTATGGGGGACTTCGTAGGCCCGGTTTCCGTACAAGAGGACGTAATTTTTTCCTGCCAGTGCGCGTACGCTCCCCTGGGCAATGACTGGGGTCCGCAATGCATATCTGAATGATGATATAAAGGCATCCAAGTTACAGCAAACCAACTTGTGCTTTTGGGAAAGCTGCCTTGTCTGGTGCAGAATATCAAACCCCGCTCTTGCAGCGCGACCAGTGCGCGATTTATCGTGTCCTTTGATGTCCACCCGCGGTCCTCGGATAAATAGCGCCAGGACGCTTGTAGGCGTCCGTTGTTCACATTTCCCTTGTTCAATTGCATGGCAATATCGAGTAGTAGTTTGATCTGGTGCCCGGTCAATGATTTGAAGGCCTCTGATTCCAGCACGACATGGGGCAAGGCAAGAAACCGGCTCCCGTCGCGATTTTGGCGAGGCGAAGTAGTTTTTCTCGCCATTCATTTCGCCTCACCCGTTATTTCGCGGAGTACTTCGAGAAAGCCAGTTTCAGACCCAGGAAGCCACTGATTGCCATCCCAAACCTCATAACTGACAGCGATGAGCGGAATATATACGGGAGTGGCAAACCAATGGCCGGGAAATGCACCCATACGCGCTCCGAGGCGCTCCATTGCTTCGCGTAATTTTCTCGGGGTACGGGCATGCTTACATGCTGCCCTCCAATCCAACAGCCTTCCGTCATCAGCATCTAACCCAAATCGGACGCACCCCATCAGTTTAAATTGCTCTTCAAATGTGAGGTTTTTCAGGTTGCCCAAAGCATCACGCACCATTTTTGTTGCAGTAGGCTCCCACGCCTGATTTGATGAGAACCAGAGCATGGGCAACTCATCCGGTGCTCCCGCATTGCTGGGCAGTAACATGCCACTCGCTGCGATACGAGGCAAATGAATTCCCGTCGTATAGTGCCAAACCTGAGTCATTGCAACACCCCCTCAGGACGGACCACCCCAGCAGGATCGATGCCGTCCGCATATGTTTGCAGAACTTCTTTTAACTCAGCGGTGGACAAGTCCATGAGCAGTACACCGGCCAATCCAAGCCAAGCTGCCAGAGCTGCGGTTTTGGCTGAGCACTCCATTGCGTTCGCGTGATCAAAAATTACCGGGAACAGAATGTCCTTAATGAACATTTCGTGTTTTTCTATATCAGTCATCGCGCACCCCGCAGCAGAAAATAACGTTTTACACGTGTCTCGCCATCGAAGCGGTTCGGCACCGTTTCCCACGATGACGTTATACTGTGGCCGTCATTGCGTAGCTCGGAAATGGTGCTGTGTAAACAGTGATCGCCGATCCGTTCGGCCTCAAAGCGGTTTAGGCTGCGTTTATGGAGTGCGGCCAGAATGGCGGCTTTTTTTGTGATGGTAGCCATGTCATACCTCGCCACGGCTTTTTTTGATCTGGTCCTGTACCCAGGCTTCCACTTCGGACAGCAACCAGCGTTTGGAACGATCACCAACAGAAATAGGCCGAGGCAGCCCATCACTTGCCATCTTGTCGTAGATCGTTTGCGTTGAGCGGTAGCCGATTTTTTTCTTGAGGTCGGCAATGGTCAGAAGGATTTCACCTAGGGGGATATTGCTCGCGGAGATTCTGGTCGGATTGGTTTGGTTCATAATTAAGTTCCGTTAGTATGTAAATGGAAATCACTACGGAACGAATTATGTATTTGTGTAGATAAATCAGATAGATAGCTGAACCGGTATGGTGCGCACTATACCGGTTGAATGCTCATTGTGCTGGTTGGGTGGTGGTTTCTTTTTCCCACTCTCGACACCAATCTTCAATTTTCTTCGTGCTGGTAAGGTATTCGCATTTTTCAATCATATCTCTTGCAAATGCGGCTTTGCTTTTGTAGTTGATACTGTTTTTTTTCCATTCTTTCCAGCATTCATAAATAAATTTTTTCTCTTCTTGTTTAGGATCATTCAATAAACGCTTCGCGGCAGCTTTAGAGCCAGCTAAAGATTTCTGAACATCCATACCAGCCATGAATGCGCTCGACATACTGGGACCTTTATCAAATTCCAGTGACATGCGAGCAATATTCCGTTTTATATGCGGGGGGACATGAGCGGCAGTAACGTAATGATGATCCTTATGAAATTTATTGAGTTTTTCCACAAGCTCTTCATTTTCTTTTACAAGTTGATTTACGTGAAGAGTTTGCTGAGCCGCTATTTTTTTGAGAGTATCAATATCAAGGGTTACTTTCAAAAAAGCATACATCTCTTCCAACTTTTGGACCGCCGCCTTTATTTCGGCATCGCGCTTTCGTCTAAAGGCATCCAGATCGCGTTTGTTATTTCTACGCCGCTCGGCTAATGCTTGAGTATCTGTCATTTCTCAGTCCTCTACAAAGTCCGTTCAATAGGTGCCAGCGCCAGGCCGGTGGACTAACCCGGCTTTTCCCGCCGTCGCGGTAGGCGCTGGGCTTGGCTGGCTATGCTGCTTTCTTGCTGACAAATGATCGGCGCCGACCTTGTTCTTTGATGGCGCGCCGCATCTCGATAGACAGATTGTTTATCGCGAATAGATAGTCATGCTGGATTTCATCGTTTTGATCTTTGAATCCATCAAAGCCAGCGCCTGTACACATGCAAAGCATGGAGTCGATGAATTTGCTTGTCCAGTCAATATGATCGATCAATTCTATTTCGGACATTTTCGTATAGTCATATTCGGCCATGATCTACTCCTTACGCAGCTTGCGCTATCAGTGATTGTTCAAGTTCGTCGATATATTTTTTCATGAGATAAAATTTCGACGCTTCTTCCAGCAAATCCGCGAGAGTCAATGACAAATAGTAATTCGCGCCATCCTCATCCTCGACTTCCAAACGCTCTCTAAGCAGACTAGCAATCGTATATTGCTTGGCTCCTTCGGTTTCTATTTCATCCAGTAGGGTTTTGATTGACCCAATACGATGAATCGGACTTATACTCATATTAGCCATGGTTCTACTCCTTATAAGTAGGGTTGTGGTTAGGTCTGATCGGTAGGCCAATACCGGTCAGACCGCATTAAAATGGATCAAATCAGCGCCTTTCTGCTCCAGAACGTTGTACAGCTTGAGCAGGGCAGCGCGTTTTTCGGGCAAATAATCATGGGCGTCATAATGCTTATCCTGTACTCCAGCGATGCCATGCGATTGCAAGCGCCCCCGGATTTCCTTACTGACTCCCAGGCTGGCAAGCAACGTTTCCACGCCGCTGCGGATCTGCTTGGGCTGGAATGACGGCAAGACATCTGCCACCGCCTCCTGCGCCCATCCGGACAAGGTAGCATTACTGATATGGGTTTTCCCATTCCCAGTACTCAGGGCGTACAGTCCAATCGGGCTGGCATCGTCCAGTGCTTTTCTTGCTGCGGGGATCAGCGGCACAATGTGCGGCCGTACTTCGCTCCCTGGTCTGCCTTTGCCATCGTATAGCGTAATGTGTTCTTTCGTAATGTCTGCCGTCAGCAGGGCCACCAGTTGCTGAATGCGCTGGCCACCGGTTAGCAGGTGTAGCCGTATCACGGCACCACGCAGGCCCGGAACGTCTTTTATTGTCTGCCAGTAGGTAATCAGATCGGATTTGTGCAATGGGCGCTTATCTGCCTTATTGGCCTTGCGGTCTGGCCGCGTGTCAGCCGCAGGATTGACGGTAATCTTGTAGTTTTTGAATGTGACCGGTACTGACGCATCCAGCCGGGCATCCTTTGCCACCTGATAAGCAGCGCGGATATAGGACCGGACCTTATTGGCGGTACGGCCTTTGCCGGCCTCGTGAATTTTACGAACAATGTCTGCCACATCATCAGGGGTCAGGGATGCGGCGGGCAGGGTAGCCAGATCGGGCCAGGCATCGATAACGTGAAGGGACAGGGCGCTGCGAGCCTCACGATGGGACACACGGCCCAACTTGTCCAGATAGTCGCAGTACGCCAGGCACAATTTCTTTACCGTCCATTCTCTGGCCTCGACCTTTGACTGATATTGCCGGCGTTCCTGTTCCTTCTTATCATCCAGCAGGGCAGGATAGCCGCCGGCATCCTTATTGTCCAGGTGGGCCTGTGCAATTTGTTCGGCTTTGCGGATGGCAGCAGGGATGCTGTAACCCATGACCGTGGGCTTCAGGGATTTCGGCGGCGCGCGGTCATCGAATAAGCCAATCGGCACGCGAACCTGTTTGCCGTTCAATTTACTACGCCAATAGAATTGGATGGCGCCAGTAGATAGCAGGCGCGCTTCAAGACTCCCGGCCACTTGTATGGTGCAGAGCTTGCGAAACTTCCCGGGTTCTAAATCCTTTATTGCCTTGTGCATTGCGCGTTATCCAATCGGGTGAACGGTTACTCCCAATCCCTTTGCCTATCTGGTTACCCTTTGGTTACCCTTTTGCGTTGGATGGGTTTATGTCGCTAATTTATCAGATTGGAAATTAAAGTCAATGTTTATGCGGTTATTGAGAGTTCCAATGAAATCCAATAAAGCTCAGTTTAGCTTAGTATTTCAAGGACTCATAATCCTTTGGTCGCTGGTTCAAGTCCAGCCGGGGGGACCAGAAAACTGTAGTAGAATCAATAAATTAGCCGCTTTCGTAGCGGCTTTTTTATTGTCCAAATACGCTCAAAATGCAATTATATTTGCCATTGGCAAAGATCCAGTAGTCCGTACAGTATTGTATAAAGATCAGATTTTGCTTCATTTTTGAGAATCTTGCAGTGGCCTCAGAGGCATATATTTCTGCTTCATATTCTTCTGGACGAGGCTAGTTACTTTGAATGAGGCAAGAATGTCATCATTCAAGCGGTCGATGAACTTTTGATTTATTGCCAGTACCGAGGGGACGGCCACGTACGACGCTATCCTGCTCATAAGGAATCCATCCAGTCACAGGCTGTTTGGTTTTCCTATCTATTCGAGGCGAGCCATGCTTGTCGGTCTTTTGACCATGACACATTATTTTCAGGCCACGCGTTTTCATTGTTCGTTTTGCGAGTTCTATCCAATCGTGGCAGAATTGCGGCGCGTCATAGGCAGGCGACACTTGCCGGTGCGGGCCTGCCTTGTATATGCGCTCCTGATATTCTTCGTAGAATTCTTCGGTGGAACCTTCCCAAACAAGGGGAGGTGATTTTTTGCTTGCCGAAAGTTTGGCAATGGCATCTGTCATGCCATATACACAAAATGCACTCATAGCGTTTACTTCTGGTAGTGATTTTTAAAGATGTGGGAGTGTATACCGAGCCAGCTGATTTAGCAAAAGATGTCGCGATTCAGCCTTTTGCATATATACAATCATGTGCCTTCCCAGGTCCTATATAAACAAGTCACACTGCTATCAGGCAGCGTGACTTAATTGCGTCTGACTCGGTTGCGCATATCTCGAAAATCGTTGAAAATAAAGTGAGAGGACGCCATTGTATTTAAGACATGAACACCATTCCAACACACATCTATATCGACAAAAATATCGCCTCGTTGGAAAAAACAATGTCGGATAACCTCGCCCGTATGGAAGCGATTGTTGCAAATAATGTTGAAGCAAATAGGGTCGCCAATGAAAACTTAAAATCCCGGCTTGATGAAAATAATGCTTCTTTTAAAGCGACAACGGCAGAGATGAGGGAAATCAACAACGACATCCGCGGCTATATATCAAATCTGAGAATTCAGGCTATTTCGATAGCTGTTGGCGCGGTGCTTGGTCTTGCCATGCTCAATTATGCTCTGGTGCAGAACGTAACTGCCTCTTTCTCCTTAGGGCAATCGCTCACTGGCGTGGTGAAAAATGAAGCGGCAAATCAAATAAGCAATTTGCTTGCAAGGATTTCGCAGTCCGACTCCAAGATCGATAAAATGAATGAATTGCTGAATCGTTTGATTTCAGAACATACGACGCGCTCCACAGCCAAACCTTCGCCATAGCCATAATACTGTTACCCAAAAATAGCGTGATACCAATCCGTTCATTACGTAGAGTTAAACCCTATACTATCGGAGGCCGATATGAAACACGTGCTTGTATTACTCATCCCTGGACTATTCCTGACTGCCTGTGCGCAACAATCCGTCGGCATGGCGAATCCCGCCTCCGTGTACTGCACAGAGAAGGGCGGTACGCTCGTTATCAAAAACACTGACAAAGGCCAAATCGGAATTTGCCAGTTGCCTGACGGAAGCGAAATAGAAGAATGGGAACTCTACCGCCGGGATCATAAGCAACAATGAAACCGCAAGCAGCTGTCTGGCGTGGCTTGTTCATCCAATTACTTGTAATGCTCCTGTGCAAGAAGAGGTTGTTTTGACCAAAATACTCGGAAGCTGCCTTTGCAGAGGCGTGCGATTTCAGATTAACGGGCCATTAACCGGGGCCCTGAATTGTCACTGCTCAATGTGTCGCAAAGCCCATGGCGCAGCATTTAGGAGTCGGGCAAGGGTAGAAGCGAGGGATTTTGAATTTTTACTGGGCGAGAATTTGGTAAAGTTCTACGAATCGTCGCCAGGCACGCATCGAGGATTCTGCAGTGTCTGTGGGTCTCCAATATTTAGTCGTTTTGATGACGATAAATCAAGCTACGGATTACCACTTGGCGCACTGGATACCGATCCGGGCGTAAAGCCTGAGTTCCACGTTTTCGTCAGTGATAAAGCGTCGTGGCATGAAATATCGGACGGACTCGTGCAACACGATTTAGAAAAGAAGTAAAAGAAGATTCTATTCGCTTTCTGATATCAAACGTAATATTACAAAATCAAAGGTTTCTCGCCCAAATATCTTTTTGTCGATGGGAAATGGCGGGATCATGAGAGATGGGCGATCCTGAACGAATAGGCAACTTTACTTATACTTTTTATCAAATATTATTCGCGGGCGTTTTTCAGCGCTACCATTTCCTGCTTTTTTCCTCAGCAGTAGCCTTTTGCAAACAAAAACATTGATTTTCATACGACATCTGATAATAATCGCTCTATAAAATATTTCAAAATTTTACAGCCGGTGTGGGTCAATCATATGGTTCACCCGAAATTGAAAAAAATAATCGTAGAATCAATAGGATAGGTGAAATATGGCTACAGTAGACGTGAATATTGATAGTGCAACCAGAGATCTGGAGATTGATCAGGCTGACTACGGCGGAGACACGACACTCAGTGTCAATGTAGGAATGCTCGGTTCTCTCACTTACCTCAATATAACAAATCCAACGGGTACATCAGATGAGCTTGAGCTGAAATTGGTCAACGATTCAGTCATGAATTATCAGCCATCCCCCTACGTGCTTGAACTCCAAAGTGGCGCAAACGTTGCATTGTCTAGTATGTCAGGGCCGGATTCGGTCGATATGCAAGGAATGATTGTTCAAGTATCGGAGAACTCCACGCTCCGATTCACCCCCGAAATGGCATCGACGCTCCATCAAATCTCGATATCCGTGTGTATACCAATTCAAAGTTCATATATGACACGACCGGAGTGACGATAGATCATTCCGATCCTGCATTTCTATTGCACTTGCAGCCAGGTGCCGAGTTTCAGGTTATGGGGGCAAGCACTTATGAATACGCGGATGGAAAACTCTCGTTCAAAGACGCTCAGGGACAAACGGTGGGCAATTTCAATGCGCCGTGGATTAGTTCATACAAATTTGAAATGGAAGGCGATACATTGGTGGTTGCTTGTTTTCTTAAAGGAACACACATCGCGACACCGACCGGCGAGGTCAAAATAGAAACGCTCAAGCGCGGAGATAAAGTATTGACGGCCTCTGGCGGGGTTGCAACAATCAAATGGATCGGATATCGCACGCTTTTCAAAAATCGCATCCGTGATAAAGACGCAAAGCGTGCCTTCCCTGTCTTGTTTAAAAAAGGCTGCATAGCTGATAACGTTCCGCACCGTGACTTGGTGATGTCTCCTGGCCATCACGTCAGCTTCGATGGCAATCTGATCTCTGCCATGAATCTTGTGAACGGTAAATCGATCATCCAGCTGTTTGATATGCCTTCGTTCCAGTATTTCCATCTTGAGCTCGAACAATTCGATATCTTGTTGGCCGAAGGGGTACCGGCTGAATCCTATGTAGACACGGGCAACCGGGACATGTTCCAGAATGCCCATGAAGTCGCAATGGATCCCGACTTTGGACCGGCGACAGGGCGTCCGGACATCCCTGGCATTATGGTGATTCGCAAGGGCCCGGTTTTTGAGGCAATTCGTGCGAAACTGCTTGAACGAGCGAACTGGATACCAGTCCCTGCAGATATGAAATACGTTGCTTAACACACAACGTTTGTTCCCGGCTTGGCCGGGGACATTCCCTCAGGTCATGCTGAAAAAGTAGCGTAGGCCAGAGTGTAGAGCCTCAACTTCTGCGGCTAAAGCACGTGCCTGAGCCGGAGCTTAATTTTCCTGAAAACTGCTTTTTCGGCTCAATGCCGCGTTTTTTGCATTCGTCCAGGAAGATGCGCAGCGAGGTATTTGCTTCCTGTTTGAGATTCGTTACATCGGAGGCGTAAAAATCCGCGCCGCCGTTCAGGTCGATAAACTCTCCTCGAAACATTTCAGTTTCGGGATCGAAAGAAATGACGGCTTTATAGCCATCGATACTCAGAATGTTATTCATGGTTTAACCCCATTTTCTAACAGTGTTATTGTATAACGGTATCAGATCGTCTTCCCAAAACTCAAAGAGAAAGCGATGGCACAAAATATCTACGATAATCAGAAATTTTTCGACAGTTATAGCCAACTTCCGCGGCAAATTCACGGTCTTTCCGGCGCGCCCGAATGGCCTGCCACACGCGCAATGTTACCCGCTATTAAAGGCAAAAAAGTAATTGACCTTGGCTGCGGATTTGGCTGGTTCTCCCGTTGGGCCAGAGAAGAGGGCGCCCGGTCGGTACTGGGATTGGATATCTCGGAAAAAATGATTGCCCGAGCAATCCAGAGCACCGACGATTCTGCTATTGAATATAGAGCGGCAGATCTCGAAGTGATTGAATTATCGCAGGACACCTTTGATCTTGCTTACAGTTCTCTGGCCTTGCATTACGTCGACGATTTCAGTCGGTTGGTACGCCAGGTGCATAGAGCCCTTAAACCAGCCGCACACTTTGTGTTTTCCATCGAACATCCGATCTACATGGCGGCTACTCATCCTCGCTGGTGGAATGACGAAGACGGGCGAAAAACGTGGCCGGTGAACCGTTATGCATTGGAAGGTGAACGACGTACCCATTGGTTTACTGATGGCGTTCTTAAATATCATAGAACGATAGGTACCACATTAAATACGCTGATCGCTGCGGGGTTTTCAATCTGCCACATAAAAGAGTTTGCTCCGACGGCAATCCAGGTCAATGACAATCCCGTGCTCGCGGAAGAATTGGAACGGCCGATGATGCTACTGGTATCTGCCAAACGGTAAATGTTCCCCCCTGACTACGGCTGCGCGATACGTTCACGGTTCATGGCCATCGCTTCTTTCGCAGGTTCGCAGTCATTCCAATATTCATCAGCGATGTCTGGAAAAGTCTCCGGTTGCACACCATCTGCGGGCCGGAGAGTTCTTCTACTGGGATGCAATTGATTCGGGTCATGGGGAATCCTAGTCCGGGTAGTCATTCATACTCTCTGTATTACAAAAGAATACAATTAGAAATTAAGTATTTATTGATTTTTTTAAAACATATAAGTATAAGTAACAAAACATAAATTTATATTAAATAATCAATAAATTGGGTGGGTCAATGTCAACTTATACAACGTCATACACGAGCGCCGTTCAGTTAAATGGTGATAACACTTTTACAGTGCTGGCCGTCTCTCCATCAAATAGCGTCGCAACCGAAGCGACTGATGATGGGGTTTTGCAGACAGGCGAAGAGGTCACTATTGATACTGATATGAATTCCAATCAGCTACAAGCACCGATAGAAGGTTTTCATGACGACGGATATGTAGTATTTGCTGATGGCGGGTATGTCTTTTTTTCAAATACCAGTTACGACGCAGGTACCACTTTGTCTTTGGAAACGGATGAAACTGATCACCCGGGTCTACCTGTGTGTTTCACAAAAGGCACGCTTATTGATACGCCGCAAGGACCTATGCCTGTTGAGCAACTGAAAGAGGGTGATACGGTTATTGGTTCCATGGGGACGGGACGAGTCAAATGGATTGGATGGCGCAATTACACTCTTAATAATGTCAGACTGTCAGAAGATCTGCGCAAAAAATCAGCGCCGGTTCGAATCAAACGCGATGCCATTAAAGATAATGTGCCCAGCATGGATCTGCTGGTGTCTCCGTGGCACCATATTCAAATAGAGGATGTGCTTGTCCGCGCCAATGATCTTGTCAATGGGCAGACGATTATTCAAGAGCTCGATGTAAAACAGGTGCATTACTTCCACATCGAACTGGAACAGTTTGACGTTGTGCGTTCACATGGCGTTTACTCTGAATCGTGGGCCGATGGTGGAAACCGGGACTTCTTTGAAAATGTGGACGTCACCGCACTGCGTCCCTCTGACATGCAACGGCGTCTGGCAGACCGCCCCGGGTTTACGGTTCTTAGAGACCGGACCAAAATCAGCGCAATCAGGAATATGCTGTTGGAACGTGTTTGTCGTTTGACAGGTCACGAGAAGGCTGCCTGAGTGCCTGTCGGCAATTAAACGCGCAATGACGGTGCAATAAATATGACTTGTCTATGTAATAGAATTTCTCCTGGATTTAAATCACATTGTTTCCACGGAGAATGAAATGACGAGCCCAGAACTGATAGCGCCAATTGATCGCGAATCGTTGAAAGTCCAGGTAGAGGCGTATAAGAGATTCAAACAAAACGGTTACATTGAATCCGCTGGCAAGGAGCTGGATGAGATTGAAAGAAAACTTGAAAAAATCCAGGCTGCTAATCCAGCGGAATATGACGATGTACTAGCCTATCTGGATTTGTGAGCGAGGTATCGCGGTGGGCGTGTTTGGGTGTCCAAGAATACCGTAAAAAATAAGCGAACAGATCGTTAGCAAAGATCAAAGCGATCAATCCCCCTGATCTCAAAACATTATCTTCGCCGCTGGCGGATATACTTGCGGAAAACGGTCATAACGCCATAGCGATGACGCTTTCGGGGCTGGATGACACTCCCGCGCCTATGGGCAACCTTACCTAGCATGTTTTGATAGGGCTTTATGAAAATTCGTAATTTTGAACCAGGCGATGAGGTTTCATTATTCCAAGTGTTTTACTCCTCCGTTCACCTTATTGCATGTCGTGACTATTCGCTGGAGCAAATAAATGCCTGGGCGCCGGCCGATTTTGATATCCAGCGCTGGTCAGATCTCATCCAAAAAATTCGGCCTTTTGTCGTTGAGGTTGATCATCAAATCGCAGGCTATGCGGATCTTCAACAAGACGGACATATAGACCATTTCTTTGTATCCGGTTTATACCCACGACAAGGGATAGGGCGATGTTTAATGGCGCGAATTTTTGAGGAAGCCGCCTTGCTGGAACTGAAGGTACTGTCCTCGAATGTGAGTAAAACCGCAGAGCCATTTTTTTCTGCCTTCGGATTCAACGTTGTTGAGCGAACTTCGGTAATGCGACGCGGGATCAGTATTTCAAATGCTGTAATGCGAAAGATACTTTAATTCATATTTAATACAAGCCCATGAATCAAAGAGGCTGCGAAGCAAACAATAATAAACGATGCCATCCGTTGTCAGTTACTTTGATCGATCACTCTACCACTGTTTTTTGAGAAAGCGCGGCCTATCGTGATCCACAAAACTGAGATGGGAATAATCAACAAAAAAACATCATCATATGAAAAACATATTCAGCGCCGGGGCGCCAGACATAAGCCGGAAAGACAGTGCTGAGTCACACACAAGCGGCACAAGTATTCATAAACAGTACATAAAATTGTCACGTAAGAAACGAAATGTAGGAATATAAACATTTCTATAAATATATAATTCGCCTGCGTAAATTAGTTAACGGTCTTTCCTCAATGTTCAGCTATTCAAAGGATTAGCTCATATGAAAATTCGTGCTGCAGTGAAGGTTATCTCGGTATTGCTTGCATCTGCGACGTCTGGGTTTGCATTTTCTCAGAGTGTAGATTCAGCACCGAAATCGGTTTCTAAAGCGAGTGGCCTTGTCGCAAATGGCGGATCAACTGCAGAGTTGACGACAGTAGCGAAATCCGGAGATCGAGTGACTGTCAAAGTGCGTTTCGTGGAATCCGATCCGGCCGTGACGGGCATTTACATGCTGTATGGTAATTTGGATAAAAAGGCCTACGAAAACGATATTTATCTGCTCGCAGGCAACAAGAAATACCTTTTGTTCAAAGATTCCGCTGGAAAGCCGTTGGCTCCGGGAAACGTCCATTTGGCAGCGAAAGGTAAAGTTCGGGGCGTGTGGTATGGAACATTTCCAGCGCCACCAGAAAATGAAGACATCATGTTGTTCCTGCCGAACGTTGAGCCCCTGGGTCCGTTTTCACTCTCCGATAGTTGATCGCCTGCAATGAGTAATTTAAAGCGCTCCATTCGAAGCTGGATTCTACTTGCTGCGACTGTCTCGCCCAATCTCGTAGGAGCGCAGAATAGTGCTGACAACGGCGCTTTCGTTCTAGACTTGGTCCCGACAATACTTGATCTACAAGCTGGTTCAGACCAACTGAATGCCCAGATTAAAGATCTTTCTGCAAATGCCTCGGCAATTATTAAGAAGAATGGCAACATAAGTGTCCGTGATTCTGAGCAGGGCAAAGTTTTGTATATTGCCAGCGATGTGCTTTTTAATTTCGACAGCGCTCAGTTGTCGACCAAGGCTGAAGCCAACTTAAAAGATATTGCAACAATAATTAACGAAATTCCTGAAGGGGTGGTGAAGGTTATTGGCCACACAGATGCAAAGGGTACAGATCAATATAATTTGAAATTATCAAAATCACGTGCGCAATCGGTAGCCGAATTTCTTGTTAAACAAGGAGTTGACCGATCGAGGCTGTCACCTGAGGGGCGCGGAGAAAAAGATCCTATTGCCAAGAATGAAATGAATGGCAAAGATAATCCTGGCGGCCGACAAAAAAATAGGCGAGTGGAGTTTATCCTGCCTGATTAGATGGATGCACCAAATGGACAATCATGTCCATTCAGCGGTCGCCCGGGAAATGAAAAGCGTCGATTCTTCGGCGCGTTTTTGTTTAACTGCGCTGCAATATCCGTTCTCTGTTTATTGCCATCGCTTCGCTGGTTGGCTCCCAGTCGTTCCAATACTGGTCGGGGATGTTTGGAAAGTTTTCGCGTTGCACGCCCTCAAAGGCAGGTTTGTAATTTCGATTGCGCATTTCTTTAACGAGTTGGCCGTGGCGCTTGGCCAGATAGCCCAAGCGGGTATAGAAAAACAGAATATGGCCAGGCCCCAGGGTATATTGCCCGGGCTGGGTAAAGCTGCCACGCAGCGCCGCCTTCTCGGCCAGTCGAAATACACGCGGCAGTTCGCGGTATTCGGCGACTAAGTGCGGGCCCGACAGTTCTTCTACTGGAATGCAATTGATTCGGGTCAT